AGGCGTGGAAGAAATATCTGAGATCATCGAGCTCCAGGTGGGTAGCGCCAGCGCCACGAACTTGGGCGTCTCGGTAGGCACTCCGGAACTCAAGCCCGACGTGGCCTAACTTGTCCCTGAGGACGACAACAGAAAGAAAGTGACCTATGAAGAATAAAATACATGCAATGTTTCTGGCGGTAATGATGATGGGGTTTGCTGTCCCTGTTGTCGTCCTCGCTCCCGGGTGTGCCTTGTTCAGCACGGTGGCGCCCGGCAATGACGTGATCGTGGTGGATGCCGAGCGCATCGCCATTCTGTCCTTCACGCTGGTGGATACGTTCCTGGACTGGGAAACGGTCAACCGCGCGAACGTCCCGAAGGAAGCCACTGCCGCAGCCGACAAGCTGCGGGACGACTTTCCTAAGGCTTACAACTCTTATCGCGCCGCCACTAAGGCGTATAAGTTCAACCGCACGGCGGACAACCAATTCAATTTGAACACGGCGGAGGCGCTGGTTCAAGCTGCGATGAACATAGTGACTTCGTATCTGCCGCCGCCGGATCTATCCCGTGCCAAAGCGAAGGCTGCGATGATAGTGACTCCTCCTGTAATGGTGGCCACTTCACTGTCTAAGTAATCATCCTCAACCAAGAAAGAATTACACTTATGGGAGCATCTGAAATTATCGCGCTCGTCTCCGCCGCAATGGTGCTGGTGGAAAAGGGATTGGCCGCCCTGGAATCCCGCCGCTCAGGCAAGGAAATGACGCCCGAAGAAGAAGCCGCCTACGACAAGCTCGTCGCGGACCGCATGAAGATGAATCATTGGAAGAAATCCACTTCGTCTTAGTCCTTAGGCCGTCGTTTGTCGGCCGCTGCCGCCCCGCTCTTTCCCCTGCCTCCCCTGAGCGGGGCGGCACTCTCTTCAAGAGCTTCTAAGATTCCCCTTGGCCATTGGGTGACCTTCTGCTAGTGTGGCTAAGAACAGACATCTATGAAACTCGTTTTTAATGCTAAGCCGGCTGAAGGACAGATTCAAAGTATTACCGTCAACCTCCTCCCCAAGTTAGTAAGGCATGATAAGATGGAGGATAGGGATTACCTCGTCGTTCCTATGGTAATGCTTACTGAGGGCGTTCACGCGGGTTCCGACGGACCCATGCTCTACCCTAAGGAGGAACTTGGAAAGACGCCGATGAGCTGGAACCACAAGCCTATTGTGGTTTACCACCCGGAGATGAACGGGCAGGGAATTTCTGCTTGCGACCCTTCTGTCATCACCACCCGCAAGGTGGGTGTGATGATGAACACCAAGTTCGAGAAGGGCAAGCTCAAGTCGGAAGCGTGGATTGAAGTGGACCGCGCCAACAAGGTGGACGACCGCATCATGGCTGCGATCGAAGCGAACCAAATGATGGAGCTCTCCACGGGTGTTTTCGTTGACATGGAAAAAGAGGGCGGGGAGTGGAAGGGCGAAACCTATAACGCCATTGCGCGGAACTATCGCCCCGACCATCTAGCTTTGCTGCCCGACAAAGTGGGTGCTTGTTCTATTAAGGACGGCGCCGGATTCCTCCGCAACGCCGGCACGGGTCCCACTGCTAAGACAGTGACTCGCACGGACATGATGAAGGCCATGAAGAAGGCTATGGACGAGGCGATGACGTCCGCGATGGATTCGATGGGCCTAACCGACAACGCCCTCTCCTTCTCCAATATCAGGGATGGGCTTTGCGAAGCCGTCCGCAAGAAACTCAACGTCTCCGACAACGGACCTTTCTGCTATGTCGAGGACGTCTATAATGACTTCTTGATTTACTCTTTAGACGGCAAGCTTTTCCGCGTTAGCTACACGGCAACAGATACGGGCGTCACCCTTGTTGCCGAACCTCCCGTGCCCGTTGTTCGTGTTACGGAATATAGAACGGTGGAGGGAGCCTTTGTCGGCAACCAAAGCCAAAACCAAAACCAAAAGCAGACTCATATGAATAAAAAGGAATTGGTGGATGGTATCATCACCTCCAACGTAGGTTGGACTGAAGGGGACAGAGAATCCCTGATGGACCTCACCGAAAATCAGTTGACGGCGTTCGCAACCCTCCACAAGGAGATGCCGACGGTGAACTTCACGATGGAACGCAAGGACGGCAAAGTGTCGCTGGGCCTCAAGTCCACGCCCGCTCCCGTTGCTGCCGCTGCGAAGCCCGCTGCGAAGCCCACGCCGGCGCCCGTTGTCGTTGACACGGTCCCGAAGGTCGTGACGCTGGCGGAATACATCGCCGCCGCTCCCGCGGAGATCCAGGCCGTGATGAACAACTCGCTCTCCGTTTACGAAGAGGAGAAGAACAAGTTGGTGGAGACGATCGTCGCCAACAAAAACAATCCTTTTACCAAAGAGGATTTGGCCAACCGCCCGCTGGGTGAGTTGCGTGGGCTCGCCCGCCTCGCCGGAGTGTCTGTGGCCCCTCGGGCCATGAACTACTCGGGACAGGCTCCGGTCCCAACCGACAATGCGGCCACCGAGGAAGCATTTGAAATGCCGGCGATGTCCTTTGCCAAGTCCTAAACCCTCACAACCAAAACGATAGAAACCAGAAAACAATATGAGTGAAATTGTAACCAAGCCGCATATCATCCTCCTAAAAGGGGAAGGTGTTGTGGAAGAATACATCGCCGCTGGAGTCATCAAGCCCGGTCATTTGGTGACCTTGAACTCCGACGAAAAGTTGGCAGTGAACTCCGGTGCCGCCGCAGCGTGCGAAAAGATGTTCGCGACTGAGGACGCCCTCCAAGGCCGGACGATTGACACCGCCTACGCGGCTGATGAACGGGTGTTCGCAGCTATCGTGGAGCCGGGTGACCACGTCTACGCCTTCCTCTCTGCTGGCGAGAACGCGTCCATTGGGAGCCACCTCTCCAGCAACGGAGACGGGACCCTCCAGGTGGGCACCACGAACGCCATCGCCGTGGCGCTGGAAGCGGTCAACGCCAGCGACAGTAGCGCCGCAGCCGACGAGAGAATCCGCGTTCGGATCATCTAAACCACCCTAACAATACTAACCAGAAAGAAAATCACATTATGGAATTCATTCAAAACGGACAAGCCCACGGGGACGTGGCTTCGACCCTGTTGCATAACGGGTTCGACACGCACGCCCTGCGGCCTTGGATTGGCAAGGACGGCCGAACCTACATTGCTCGCAATGAAGGCGGGAAGCTCATTTCCGTCCCGACCCAGAACGCCACTGCCACCCTTCGCAAGAACGAGTGGATTGACCTGGATGCCGCCATCCTCATCGCTGCCAAAGAGCGGTTGAAGATTGTCGCGGACCTTCGCGGTCGCGGGCTCGTCTACAACATTCCGAACGGGATGGGTAAGACGGTTCTGGAAAGCCAGAGCCAGAGCGACATCACCGGCGCCATGATCAGCATGGACCCCTCGCGCGAGAGCGAAGGGGACCGCCCGGAGTTCGACTTGGTTGGCCTGCCCTTGCCGGTCATCCACAAGGACTTCTCCTTCAATGCCCGCCAGGTGGCGACCTCCCGAAACATGGGAGCCGGCATCGATGTCACGACTGCCCAGTTGGCGGCCCGCCGGGTGGCTGAGGAAGCCGAGAAGCTCACGTTGGGCGTCCTGCCGAAGTTCTCCTACGGTGGCGGAGCGGTCTACGGGTTGACAAACTTCCCGTCGCGGGTGACTACGATCTCCCTCACGGACCCCACCAGCTCAGGCTGGACTCCGGCATTGCTTGTTCAGGAGCTCTTGGCCATGCGCCAGGCGAGCATCCTGGCTCACCACTACGGCCCTTGGGCCCTCTACACCTCGCCGGCGTGGGACCAATACCTCGACGAGGATTACAGCCCACTGAAGGGCGACTCCACCGTCCGCCAGCGCCTCGCTGTCATTAACGGGATCGAGCAGATCACCACCTTGGATTACCTGACGGGCATGCAGATGGTGCTCGTGCAGATGACCAGCGACGTGATTCGCATGGTCATCGGTATGGATATCACCACCCTGCAATGGGAAAGCCAAGGCGGGATGCGCCTCAACTTCAAGGTGATGGCGATCATGGTCCCGCAGTTGCGCGCGGACTTCAACGGTCAGACGGGCATTGTCCACGGTGTCGCGGCCTAAGCTCATTCAAAAGTGTAGCCTCCTCCGGTAACCTGCCGGGGGAGGCTTCTTAGCAAAACAAACAACGACCAAGAAATTCAATTTATGCCAAAATTCAAATTGCTGGAAGGGGCCCACATGGAAGGTGGAAAGACTTACACCAAAGGACAGATCGTAGAGAGTCCTCACAACCTTCACGCCCTCTTCCGCAATAAGTTCTCCACAGCGGACGGCGCCACGTTGACAGCGGACGAGCCCGAGCAGGAAGAAGAAGTCACGCCCGCGCCCAAGGCTAAGCCGGCCGCCAAGGCCAAGAAGGCGAAGAACTGGGAGGACTAAGCGCATGAGAACGACCTCAGACGCGGTGGCGGCTGTCATCGAAGTGGATGTGGCGATCGACCTCGCTCCCTTCATTTTGGTAGCGAACGAACTGGTGACTGAGGTCTGTTCCAACAAGAACTATACGGATTCGCGGTTGGAGTTGATTGAGCGATGGCTGTCTGCTCACTTCTACACCAACCGCGATCCCCGTTCTGTAAACGAAAAAGCGGGCAGCGTAGGCGCCACGTATCAAAGCGCGGTGGACCTCAATCTCAGCACTTCGCATTATGGGCAGACAGCTATGATGCTGGATACGGCGGGAGGCCTCGCCTCGTTGAGTAATCGAAAGATGAAACGGACGGTGGGAGTGACTTGGCTGGGAACGGTTCCTCAACCCGACAATCCCAGCCTTTCTTCCACGGACCTGACAGGGGAGATTTAGCGTATGCCCGCCTGGACTCCTTCTCCTGAATGGAAAGGCCAGGACGCCGTCATCATCGGTGGCGGCTCTTCTCTTCAAGGATTTGATTTCACCCAGCTTAAAGACCAGAACGTTATTGGGTGCAATTCCGCTTTTAAGCTGGGCGCGGAGCTCATCGACATCTGCTTGTTCGGGGACACCTCGTGGTGGGAGTTGAACAAGTGGGACCTGGAAAAGTTCAGCGGCCGAGTCGTCACTTGCAATCCCGCCCTCTACACTGCCCGCCTTTCCTGGCTTTTGCAGTTGAGAAGGGTCCGAGACGGCCTCCACAGCGGCGATACGCTGGGCTGGAACTTCTCCACTGGAGCGGCAGCTATCAATCTGGCGGTCTCCTTAGGGGCGGAGCGGATCTATCTGCTAGGGTTTGACATGGGATTGAACAGTGGTGGGAAGTCGCATTGGCATTCCTACTACCAAAAGAAAATCAACGTGGAGGCTTTCCATCGTCACCTCCGCGGATTCAGCACCTTAGCGAACAGTCTCCGGAACCGTCCGGAGGTTAGCGTATTCAATGTGACGGACGGCTCCAGCAAGCTGACTGTCTTCCCGTGCATCCCGCTGAGTGAGCTGCTTCATAGATTTCAATATACCCAGGAGACTGCAACCGTATGAGCGTTATTAAAAAGATGCGTCGGCAGAAAGCTGTATGGTGGGAGCGGCTGGCGCCTAACCAATACGGAGAGTTCTCCTTCGCGGAGCCCGTCGAAATCCAATGTCGTTGGGAGGACAAAGGGGCGGAGTTTCGCAATGGCACGGGCCAGACGCAGATGTCCGACGCGGTGGTTTATACAGACCGCGTCTTGAAGGAAGGGGACAAGCTGATGAAGGGCGAGCTGGATTCCAATACGCCGGACGACCCCAAGGCGCTCACTACTGCTTTCGAAATCCAGCGATTTGACGAACTGCCAAATTTCAAAGCAACTGAAACCCTCTACACGGCCTACCTCTAATGGCAAACATCGAATCTGTCATCGGCATTGCGGAGGTAGTGAAGCACCTCAAGGAAGCGACGGAGGCTATGGCAAAGGGATGCAACCGCGGACTCCGGCGGGCCGGCCTGCTGCTCCAGCGCGAAAGCCAGAAGCTGGTCCCCGTGGACTACGGCGTTCTCAAGGCGTCGGCTTTTACCCGCGCAGAGGGCGAAGGATTTGGAACGACGGTGATCGTGGGCTACACGGCAAACTATGCCCTCTTCGTCCACGAAAATACGGAGATGAAATGGAAAGGCCTGCCCCGCTCCGCTCCGCATAAGGGTCTGTATTGGGACCCGCAAGGGCGCGGGCAATCCAAGTTTCTGGAGACGCCCATGCGCCGGCTGGAGCCGGATATGAGGGCAATGGTCGCTGACGAAATGAAAATCAAATGAGCTCACCCGCTGACATCATCCGCCAATTGCTCCTCGACCTGGAGGTAGGAACGGTCTCCGCCGCGTGGCCTATCTATGTAGGGTTCTTGCCCGGCATGCCGGACAACGCTATCTGTATCTACGATACGGCGGGGAAGCAGGACGG